TCAGCCCTGGCCAGAATCGCTAAAGGTATTGCCCCGATCAAAGCTCAGTCCTCCTTAATCACCATCCAACTTCCTGCCCAAACATTGCAGCCACCGCCGCAGGCGGCCAAGCAGCCTTAATCATCAGTTGCCATTTAGTCAGAGTGTTGGTATTACCCCTTTGGGGTGAACCGCTGCGCCTTTTGGTCAAAAGGCACTAACGGCAACGTGCATGTGTGTCGCCTGGTTGATGCGCTCAATAGCCTTGACGACCATTACAAGCCGCTGTTTGCGATTTGTTTTGATCCCTATTGCCAAATCCACTCACCATCTGACCAAACTAGCCTTAAGCGAACTTGTTCAGGCTCTTTTTCGAGATCGCAGCGCCAGTTGTGCGTACTGTTCAATTAAGTCCACTCCACCCGCTAGTGCTGGTGGTGCAGCCGAAAGTAATGCTGCACGCTGCTGCGTGGGAAGCAAGAGTAGGTCAACCGCCGCGCGAGTTGCTGCCGTGGCTTGTTGATATGCGGCCCATGCTACGGCGCTGGTGTTATCGGCTGACACACTCGACTTTTTGGAGCTGTGATCAATGTCTAGCCAGCCAAGCGGCTTTCCACACTGAATTTCGACGAACCTGGCTGTGTCCGCACGCATTCCGCGAGGCTTTCCAGTAGCGGAATGGGTTGACCCATGTATCCACTGGCTGACTTGCGAATCAGAACGATCAAGTCGCTTTGCAAGCGCAGTGATTGAGCCTAGTTCTTCGGCCGCCTTTGCCAAGTTTTCTCGGCGAATGTCATCTATAAGTTTCACGATGCAATTAGATTGCCTAAGGCTAATAACGTGAATTGGCTTTAGGCTTGTTGTTTTGATCCCTATTGCTACATCCATTCACCATCTGACCAAACTAGCCTTAAGTCAACTTGTTCAGGCTCTTTTTCGAATTTTCTGCGCCGCCTGTGCATACTGTTCAATTAAGTCCACCCCGCCCGCTAGCGCTGGTGGGGCAGCGGAAAGTACTAGCGCCCGCTGTCGTGCTGGAAGCAAGAGTAAGTCAACCGCCGCGCGAGTTGCTGCTGATGCAGCATGATAAGCCTCTGTGATGTCCGTACCTTTCATAGGGGGCGCTGGAACTCCACCGCTGGGCCATGCTTCCAATCCCCAATGCGTCGGCCCTACCACATCCGAGAAATACGACCAAAGACTAGGCAATTTCTCCTTACTGATTCGGCCTTCTTTGATCCAACCATAGACCGATGGGGCCTTTACGCCGAAGTGTTCCGCCATCTTTGTGGGGGTGACGCCCTTCAGTTGCATGGCTTGTTTGATGGCCCGCCCTAGTTGTTCACCTGTAAGCATTGCCTAATAGTCAATACGGACAAGAATTTCGGCAATGCCTATTGACATTAATTAGGCATTGCCTAAAAATGTTTGCATGAATGAACCGATTGCCATCAATGTTGCGTGTCAACTGGTTGGTGGCCAGTCTGCACTTGCTGGCTTGCTTGGTGTTTCGTCGCCAACCGTGAACCAGTGGTGTAATGGTGTCAGACCAGTGCCCGCTGAGCGATGTCCTTCCATTGAGCGCGTCACCAGTGGCGAAGTTACCTGTGAAGAACTGCGCCCAGACGTGGATTGGGAATATCTGCGTGGCACAGTCGCCGCAGGTCAAGCGGAATCCGGCGCCTGCATCACAGACCACAGGCCGGAGGCATCCAATGCCGCCGCCTAAACCATCTGTTTTCACTCCCAAGAGTCACCCCGTGGATTCCCTGATCGAACGCGCCCGTCTTGCGGTGCGTGATTGGTTGACCGCGCCCAGTCTTCAAGAGCGCGGCTTCACCAAAGACCTGTCTACATTGCAGGCTCAATTCCATAGTGACCTGCTTAGCGACGCAGAGCGTGTCTCCTTCTTTGTTTCTCTGAAGAAGCAGGGCATCACGCCGCGACGTCGCTGCGTGCCTGGCGAGCCATATGGATACACCTGCACATGTGGGGCGATCGACGGCAACGCGTGCACGTGCCTGGAGTTACGCCGCGAAGTCCGCGCGTGGGGGGAAGTGTGTTGAGTACTGCATCTACCAGCACGTGCAGCGCTATTTTCTTGATGGCCAGGACAGGGCGTGATGTTCGGCATAACGGACAGGGTGCCCCTGTCATTGGAGGCGCGCATGAAGCGTGAACCTCGTTTTCTGCCGCCGCTGCAAAGCGTGATCTATGGATATACGCGGCGCATGTTGGACCAAACCGCAATGAATGCACAGTCGTTTGCGATGGTGTTAGCCGAGACATATCTCTCACTCACCGCCCCTGACGTGCGCGGTGTTGCGTTGCGCATTGGCGATGATGTTGCCGAAGACATGCGCAATAACGCGCAGGTGCTGCGGCGTTACATGGATGGCACGGTTAAGACGCTTCCTGCGGATCTGGTGGATGCCTGGATGTTGGCGCTGCCTGAGCCGTATCGCGGCGAATGCGAGCGCGACTTGGCGCGGCGGCGTGGGGTGTTGCCGGTGCGGCTGCCCACTGCTAACTCTGCGGCGCGAGTCGTGGGTGTGGCTGAGCTAGTGAGTGAATTTGCGCAGTTGTTGGAAGTGATTGCACCGGCCTTAGCCGATGGCCGTATTGATACAAATGATCTGCCGTTTGCGCGGCGCATCCTGGATGAATCCGACGATGTGATCGCGGCGGTGTTGGGGATTCGCGGCCAAGTGCAAGCGATGTTTCAGGAGGAGGCCGCATGATGGCCCGTCACCGTTTACCGAGTGGAGACCGCCGTCAAGGCAGGGGCACGATGACGCCGCGGCAGTGCGCCGGATTACGTGCGGCACTGGAGGCGTTGTACTCCAGTGAGCCTGGTTTGAGCGGTGCGGCGGCATTGGCCGAGCGTGAACGGATGCGGGTAGACGCCGAAGCATCCCAGCGCAAGCAAGGGGTGTTGCTGTTGCGGGGGGGCACATGAGTGTGTCGCGGTGTTTGGGTCAGGCCGTCGAGGCGCTCCGGGATCAGCCACGGACGCAGTGGAAGGCGTACATCCAGACGTTGCCGCAGGTGTGCCCGCGCACCACCTGTACGGCCCAACCAGGATGTAGGGAATACGTCGCCGCGTACTTTCGGGTGCAATGGGGAATACAGGTCAACCGTGAGCAGGCGCAGCAGCGTCAGGCGGGGCGGCAGCATGACTAGGGTCGATACGCAGGCATTACGCGCGCGGATTGATCTGGTTGAGCTGGTGGGCGGCTATGTGACGCTGCGGCGTACAGGCGCTGAGTACACGGGCTTATGTCCGTTCCATGACGAGCACACCCCCTCGTTCACGGTGATTCCGCATAAAGGGTTTGTGCATTGTTTTGGGTGTGGCGCGCATCATGATGCGATTGGCTTTGTGATGCGTTACCTCAACGTGGATTTCCGTGAGGCGGTGCGTCAGCTGGATCGTGGTGCCTTGCCACAGGCCGCGCAACAGGCGCCGCGGCAGCGGCCAGAGTATGTGCCTGACAGGGTCTGGGTGCCGCTGCTGCCCGTACCGGAAGATGCGCCGGAGGTGATGCGTGATGCGCACTGGACGGTGCCGCTATGGAATCCCAAGCGGGGCAAGCCCGCTCGTCTGAAGGTGCAGCGCCTGGATGCCTACCGGGATGCGCAGGGCCGTTTGCTCGGCTACGTGGCGCGGGCGCAGATCAAGGATCGGGACACGGGGACGCTGAAAAAGTGGACGCCAACGCTCACCTGGTGCGTGAGTCCGACCGGCGCGCGGCAGTGGTGTTTGCAGCATTTCCCAGCACCGCGGCCCTTGTTTGGTTTGGATACGTTGGCGGTCAAGCCAGACGCGCCGGTGTTGATTGTGGAAGGTGAAAAGTGTTGCGCAGCCGGCGCGCGCGCGTGGCCGCAGTATGCGGTGGTTGCGTGGCCTGGAGGGACGAACGGGATCCGTCAGGTGGACTGGACGCCGCTGGCCGGGCGCGATGTGGTGCTGTGGCCGGATGCCGATGAGGTGGGCCGCAAGGCCATGCTGGGCAACCGCACGGATGCCGGTGATGTCACGCCGGGTGTGGCGCACTACGTGTCGCGCGTGGGGGTGCGCCGCATCGGCCTGATTGACACGCACGGGTGCAGCAAGGGCTGGGATCTGGCCGATGCCTTCGAGAAGGATGGCTGGACACCCCCGCAGGCGGCCGCCTGGGCGGCGGCGCGGCGTGTTGACGTCAATGTAGTGCGGGGAGGGGGGCGATGACGAGGCCGGTGATCACGCTCCTGGATGGTGGCAAGGGCCGGACGCAGGGGGGCGGTGGTGGTCATGGCGGTGCGCCCGGGTCCGATGACTGGACGCAGCAGTTAACGCGCACCCGTGACGGTCATGTCGAGGGCACGATGCATAACCTCATCACCATCATTGAGAACGATGAGCGGTTGCGAGATTTGTTCTGGTTGAATGATTCCAGTAACCAGGTGGTGATGGCCCGTCCGGCACCGTGGCATGGCAGTACACGCGATGAGTTTGTGGATGCTGACAGTAGCGAGCTTGCGGCATGGCTCCAGCATCCAGAGCGCTATGGAATGAAGTGCAGCGATGACAACGTGCTCAAGGCCGTGATTGCGGTTGCACGGCGGCATCGGCGGCACCCGATCCGTGACTACCTGACGGGGGTGCAGTGGGACGGGACACCGCGCGTGGAGACGATGCTCATCGACATGTTCGGTGCCAGTGACAGCACCTATGCGCGGCAAGCCTCGTTGTGTTTCATGGTCGGTGCCGTGGCGCGGGTGCTGTGGGTGGATCGCAATAATCCATCCATTGGGGCCAAGGTGGATTTCATGCTGGTGCTGGAAGGCCCGCAAGGCAAACACAAGTCCACCTCACTCAGCGAACTGTTCGGCACCTACTGGTTTGTAGAAACGGCTGAGTCGCCCACGGGGAAGGACTTTTATCAGGTCATCCAGGGATGCTGGGGCGTGGAGATCGGCGAGATGGACAGCTTCGGCAAGGCGGACGTGACCGCGGTGAAAGTGGCCATTACCCGACGTACCGATAAGTTTCGCGCGCCTTACGAACGCCTGCCGAGTAGTTACCGGCGGGAGTGCGTGTTTGTTGGCACGACCAATGATCGGGAATACCTGAAGGATGCCACCGGCGGGCGGCGCTTTCTGCCGGTGCGGGCGGATGGCAACGTGGATGTCTCGCGCATTGTGGCCGAGCGCGATCAGCTATGGGCCGAGGCAGTGCAGCTGTTCCTTGATCGCTTCCCATACTGGGTACTGCCCGATGACGCCCCCGCCGAGCAGGCCGCGCGCTACATCGGCGATAGCTGGGAGGCCCGCGTGGAGCAATTCCTCGCCGGTCAATTTCGCAAAACAGGGGATGGGAAGGAGATTGCCCCACAGCGGTTGAAGTTCACCGCAGGGCGTGTCCTGTGGACGACCACCGATGAGCTGCTGGAGTTTGCCATCGGCGTGGACCCGGCCAGGCACGACACGAGTGCCCAGATGCGCGTTGCCAAAATCATGAAGCGTCTCGGGCGTGACCCTGTGCAGGGGGACAGCTGTGTCGAGGATACGTGGGATCACCAGCGGAAACGCTGGCCGGACACGAAAACACGAGAACAACGTTGGGTGCGCGAAGGCGCTTGCATTAACGAGGGAGCGCCTGTGTCTAAGCCACTGGATGACAACGGGAGGGATGATGCGCCCGACTTCTGAGCCGCTATTGTCCACACCTGTCCAGACCGTCCAAACCTCTGTCCAGACCTGGAACGAGCAACGGCGGGCCTGTCCAGACCGTCCAGACCTTTTTAACGTGCGCACGTATAGGGGAGCGTCTTCCATTCATCCCCCTACATATTCCTCTAGGTCTGGACGGTCTGGACGGTTTGGACAACCCAATCACGGCGCGGGTTTTGCTGTCCAGACCTCTTCACCTACGTTTGGACGGTCTGGACAGCAGAGCCGTGGGTCGGGATTTCTGTGGCTCCACCCCAAGACAGGCTGCTCACAAAGGTTCCTCCGCCGGGGTCTGCATCGCGGGCAATTCGGACCCCGTTTTGCGTGCATGTCCTGGTTCCCAATTTTGGTTCCGGTAGGGGCGGGGGGGTTCCGATGAGTTCCACGGCGACCATGACCACCACCGAATACGCCAAGCACCGCGGCGTCAGCGACTCCTACATCCGCCGGATGCGGCGCAAAGGCAAGGTGGTCCTGGGCGAGGATGGCCGCATCCACGTGAACGCCAGTGACACCCTGCTGGATGGCATGACGAATCCCGTACAGGGCGGCAAGCGCGGCATGACCGACCCTCCTGCCTCCGGCGTGCCCCCCTTCACCGTGATGACGCCGCAGGGCATTCCGGTGCAAGAAGCCGTCCGCCGCGAGCGCGTCGCGCGTGCACTCAAGGCTGAACTTGATCTGGGGAAAGAAGCCGAACAACTGACCTGCGTGGATGAGGTCAACCGCGCCGTGTTCACCCTGGTACGCCAAGCACTGAACCAGCTCCGCGGCATGAGTGGCCGACTCCGCAAAACACTGGCGGCGGAGACCGATGCGGGCAAAGTCACCCAGATCATTGATACCGACGTCGCCCACATCTGTAAACAAATGCGCGACGCCGCCGCGGCCCTGCTGAAAACCAACACACCCGACGCCGACCCCGTCGAAGCCGCCGATGCCAACGACACCCTTGAATTCGAGGAAGAAGGAGTATCCGGATGAACTTTGACGACTTCCCCGACATCCAACTGGCCAACGCTTACCACACCGTTTCCACCGCCTGGCAGCACGCCTGGGAAATGCCCCCACGCCTGGAGATCAGCCAATGGGCCGATGCCTACCGCAAGATCGCCCGCGGCTCAGGCGCTGAACCGGGCCAATGGCGCACCGACCGTCACCCCCCGCTGCGCGAAATCATGAATTGCCTCAGCGACCACACCCCCGTGCAACAGGTCAGCTTCATGAAATCCGGCCAAATTGGCGCGACCGAAATCGGCATCAACTGGGTCTGCTACGTCATTGACCGCGGCATTGACTCCATGATCGTCACCCAACCCGTCAAAGACCTGGCCCGCACCTGGACCGTGGCCAAATTTGACCCAGGCGTCCTGGACATGCCCCCCCTGCTCAACAAACTGACCACCAACAACACCTTCGAAAAACAATATCCCGGCGGCACCCTTTTCGTGAAATGGGCCAACTCCTCCAGCCAACTCCGCCAGATCACCGCCTGCTACGCATTTTTGGATGAAATCGACGAATACCCCCGCAATCTCAACAACCAAGGCACCGCCGACCAACAGATCGCCGCCCGCATCATGTCCCACGGCGACCGCGGCAAAATCTACCGCGCCTGCACCCCCACCGTTGCCGGTGGCAGCGCGATTGAAGCAAGCTTTCTTGACGGCGACCAACGCCACTACCACATCCACTGCCCCCATTGCGGCAGCGAACAAGTCCTAGACCTGGAACACCTCCAACCGGATGGCACCTTTGCCTGCGCCGTCAACGGCTGCATCATCCAAGAACACCATAAAAACACCATCCTCAAAGAACACGGCTCCGGCGGCACCGCGTTTTGGCACCCCCACAACCCCTCGGCCCCTCCCGACCATCGCAGCTACTACCTCTGGGCCGCCTACGCCCCCCTGGGCCTGGGCCTGAGCTGGAAACAGATTGCAGACAAATGGGCCGAAGCCAAACGCGACCCCTCCAAACTGCCTGGCTTCACTAACCTGATTCTGGGTCTGCCCTTCCAAGGCGAACGCGACGCCCGCGCCGCTCACGAAGTCGCCACCCTTGCCGAACCCGGCGTCTATCGTGGCCTGGTGCCCCTAGGCGGCCTCGTCCTTGCGGCGGGCGTGGACCTTGCCCATGACCGCGCTGAAATCCACCTCATCGCCACCGGGCGCGGCCAACGCCGCTACATCGTCGACTACGCCGTTATCGACCTGGACCCCACCGTCCTGGACAGCTACACCGACCTGGACACCTACCTCCGCGGCACCTGGAAAACCGCCTGTGGCATCGACATGCCCATTAGCGCCGTCGCCATTGACGGCGGCAACTGGACCGAAACCGTCGCCCAATTCGTCAAACAACACGTCGGCTGGTCCGGCCAATCCCGCATCCTGGACACCCCCCAAGGCTTCCTGAAACAAACCCTCTACCTGGTGCGTGGCCGCGCCGAAATCAAATCAGACCGCGCCGTCTACCGCCCCTCAAAAACCACCGTGGACGAACGCGGCAAAACACTCGCCCGTGACGTCGGCGTCTGGGGCGTCGGCACCAGCGTCCTCAAACACATGATCTACGGCTGGCTAGGTGCCGCCCTGGCTGCCAAAGACAACGCCGCCCAAACAGGCACCGCCGAAGACCTCAGCGCCCGCATGCTGCGCTTTCCAGGCGGACGTGGCGACGACATCTCCGACCCCTTGCACCCTGATCCCGGCGCACTGCCAGAACACTACTTCGCCGGCCTCACCGCCGAATACTTCGACAAAGACGCCGGACGCTGGATTAAACCCCGCGGCGTGCGCAACGAACCCCTGGACACCGCCGTCTACGCCCTCTGGGCCACCCTGGCCCCCGCACTCAAAGTCGACGTCATGCGCGAATCACAGTGGGAGGCCCTGGAAGCGCTCTACCAACCGACCAACGGCAGCCTCTTTGACCCACCTGTCACCCCGCCCACTGACGCCGCCCGCCGCCCCCTGCGCCCCGTGACCGCCACCCCCACACCGCCCAGCGCCCCCCCTGACATGCCACCGCTGCCCAACAGCGGCTTTGGCTCCGACCGTTGGAGCAAGCGTCTATGAACCGCACGACGCACCGCACCAAAGCCCCCATCCCCTGGCTTGCCGATGGGCTTCCAAACCAACACCAGAGACACACATGAGCCTTGCTACCGACCAAGTCGCACTCCTAAAAGACGCCTACCGCAAAGTGCCGTTGGGCGGCCTCGTCCTGACGGCGGGCGTGGACCTCCAACATGACCGCGCCGAAGTCCACCTCATCGCCACTGGGCGCGGCCAACGCCGCTACGTCGTCGACTACACTCACCTGGCTTGCCGAAGCGCTTCCAAACCAACACCAGAGACACACATGAGCCTTGCTACCGACCAAGTCGCACTCCTAAAAGACGCCTACCGCAAAGTCCTGCTGGGCCAATCCGTCCGGTATGGCGAGCGCCAAGTGACCCGCGCCGATGCCAAATGGATCAGCGATGAACTGGACAAATGGCTGCGTCGCGCCGCCGCAGAAGCCGCCCCCTCCACAAGCGGCCCCGTTCGCATTGCCATTGCCGACTTCCGCAGAGACAGCGGCGGAGACACCCCATGACCACCGCCTCCCCGCGCCTACATCGCCTGGTTGCCGCCTTCGACCGCAGCCTCCTCCAGCTTGCCCCAGCCTGGGCCGCCTCCCGTGCCCAGAGCCGCGTCAAAGCCGTTGCCTACCGACAGGCCTATGAAGCCGCCGAAAAAACCCACCTGCGCCAAGCCTCCCGCGACTTTGGCAGCGGCAATACCATCGTGACCATGACCGGCGTGGCCCTGCGCAACCAAGCACGCCACCTGGACCGCAACCACGACATCATCAGCGGCGGCCTATCCACCTTAGTCCAGAACATCATCGGCCCCAGCGGCATCAACATCGTCCCCACCCCCCGCGACGTCGACGGCAACCTGGTTGAATCAGTGGTGGATGCCATCCTCCCCCTCTACCACGCCTGGTCCAAGCGCCCTGAAGTCACCTGGATGCACGACTGGCCCAGCGTCCAGCGCCTGCTGGCCCGCACCTGGCTGCGTGATGGTGAAGCCTTCGTCCAAGAACTCCGCGGTTTCCTGCCCACATTGCAACACGGCTCCGGCGTCCCGTTCTCCATCGAAATGCTCGAACCGGATTTAGTGCCCCTGGATTACGACGACCCCTCCCAACACATCCTCCAAGGCATCCAGCGCAACGCCTGGGGCCGCGCCACCGGCTACTACATCTACACACAACACCCTGGCGACCCAGAGGTCCTGCTGCCTGAAAAAAAGCTGGTTCCCTCCCACCTGATCCGCCACATCCGCACCATCGACCGCATCGGCCAAGTCCGTGGCATCAGCCTGCTGGCTTCCACCTTCACCCGCATTGAAGACCTCAAAGACTACGAAGAATCCGAACGCATCGCCGCAAAAATTGCCGCCTGCATGGCCGCCGTCATCATCAAAGGCGACCCGTCCCAGTACGACCCCGACAAATACCCCAGCACAGGCCAACGCATGATGCGCTTCCAGCCCGGCATGGTGTTTGACACCCTGAACCCAGGCGAGAAAGTGGATCCCATCGCCAGCACACGGCCCAACCCCAACCTGGAGTCCTACCGCGACGGCCAATTGCGCGCCATTGCCGCCCCGATGCGTATCTCCTTCTCCTCGCTGGCGAAAAATTACAACGGCACCTACAGCGCCCAACGCCAAGAACTGGTCGAACAGTACGGCGCCTACGGCGTGCTGGCCCACGAATTTATTTCCCAGATGGTGCGGCCCCTTTACGAACGCCTGATCGCCATCGCCGTCACCTCTGGCGCCCTGACCCTGCCGCCGAACGTCCCCCTCGCCAACGCCCTGGGTGCCGACTACCTGCCGCCCTCCATGCCCTGGATCGACCCACTCAAAGAAATCAACGCACTCACCGCCCAAGTCCAAGCGGGTGTGCGCTCCTTGAGCAGCGTCATTGCCGAACGGGGTGGCCGCATGTACGACACCGTGGAACAACTATCTATTGACAAGCAGTGGGCTGCCGAACGCGGCTTAACCCTCAGCGTCTTCCCCAGTGCCACCGCATCGCCCCCTCCCGCGACCACAGACGTCGACGAGGGCGACGTCCCCCAAGACCAGGCAGCAACCACATGACCTCCACCCCCCACCCGACGCACCGCCTCGCCGACACCCTGGACCCCATGACCGGAGCGCCAATGCCTCCCCAGGCCCGCCCCCCATCGGTCGTGGCGCTGCATGCCAGCAATCCAAAACAAGCCGAACTCCTCCTCTACGGCCCCATCGGCGACCTCTTTTGGGAGGACGGCGTGACCGCGGCCAGCATCATCGCCCAACTGTCCACCGTCACCGCCCCCCTCATTCACGTGCGTATCAACTCCAATGGCGGCGTGGTGAGCGATGGCCTGGCCATCTACAACGCACTCACCACCCATCCGGCCACCATCCACGTCACCATTGATGGCGTCGCCGCCTCCATCGCCAGCCTCATTGCTCAGGCCGGCACCACCCGCCGCGTCTATCCCAACTCGCTCATGATGATTCATGGCCCCCAAACTGGCGGCTGGGGCTTTGCCGAAGACTTGCGGGATACCGCCGCCATGCTCGACACCATGGCCGCTGCCATGCACACCGCCTACACCAGCGGCGCCACCCACCCCGAAGCCATCCGTCGCATGCTGAGCGACGGCCACGACCACTGGTTGACTGCCCAAGACATGATCGCTGCCGGTCTGGCCGACACCATCATCGACCTCGCCCCACAGCACACCCCCGCCGACACACCTGACGCCACCGCCACCGCCGCCGCACTGCTGTCCTACCTCCAGGCTATCGCCACCCACCCCCAAGACGCCATCACCGCCGCCTTGCGCCACCACATCCAGGCGACCGTCACCCCCTCTGCCTTTGCCTGCCTGTGCAGCACCCAACAACACGCACTCATCACTCACATCGAGGACCCCACCATGAAACACCACTTGAACGTCATCCTTGCCCAGGCCGGCACCCCGCCACCGCCGCCCCTTAACACCCCTGCCTCCAGCCCCCCAACGGGCCACCCCACCCCTCCACCCCACGGCACCACACCACCGCCCCCCCCAGCCCCGGGCGGCGCGGCCAACGACGACCCACTCACCGCCCTGGAGGCACGCAACGCCCGCATCCGCGAGGTCTTCGCCGCCTTCGCGGATGTCCCAGGCGTCCATGACCTGGAAGCCAACTGCCTAGCCAATCCACGCCTGAGCGTCGAACACGCCCAGGCCCAACTCTTGCAACGCCTGCCCGGGGGGGCCGGGCCATTGGCCGCCCCACCGCGCCACGGCATTCACCATCTCCACCTTGTCCATGACGAACACACCACCCGCCGCCAACGTGTTGCTGACGGCATCCTCGCCCGTGCTGGCATCCTGACTGGCCCTGAAGCAGACGCCGCCCGTCAAGACAACCCTGCCGCACACGAAGCGCTCTGGGTCCTTGCCGAACAATCACTGAAAGCCACGGGCGTCGACACCCGCGGCCTGGATCGGGAGAAAGTTTCAAAAACGGCACTCGCCCAAAGCACCGGCGACTTCCCCGTGATTCTGGAGAACGTCATGCACAAAATGCTGCTGACTGCCTACCGCCTCCAGTCCTACACCTGGATGCGCTTCTGTGCCACCGGATCCCTCTCCGACTACCGCCCCCACCACCGCTACCACATGGGCGGCTTCTCCGACCTGAAAAAAGTTAACGAAAACGGCGAATATGAAAACGGCGTCCTCTCCGATGCCGAAAAAGAAACCATCCAAGCCGTCCGTAAAGGCCGCATCCTCCAGATCACCCCAGAAGTCCTGGTCAATGATGACCTGGGCGCCTTCTCACGACCCACCAGCCGCCTTGCCCAAGCCGCCGCCCGCACCATTGAAAAAGACGTCTACGCACTGCTGGCATTGAACGCGGGCAGCGGCCCCAGAATGAGCGACGGCAAACCCCTGTTCCATGCCGACCATCGCAACATCCCCGTCGCCGCCGCCCTCTCCGTCGAAAGCATTGATGCCGCACGGCAACTCATGGCCCAGCAAATGGACGTGGGCGGTAATGACTTCCTGGACATTGTCCCCGCCCTCTGGCTTGGCCCCCTCTCCCTGGGCAGCAAAGCACGCGAACTCAATGCCCAGGAATACAACGACGAGGTCGGCAAACAGCAGCGTAAACCCAACGTGGTGCGTGGCCTGTTTAGCGACGTTGTTGATTCCCCGCGCCTCAAAGAAAACGCCTGGTACACCTTCGCCGATCCCACCCTGGAACCGGTCATTGAAGTCGCGTTTCTCAACGGCGTCCACACCCCGACCCTGGAACAAGACACCAACTTCCGGACCGACGGCCTGAGCTGGAAAGTCGTCCACCGCTACGGCGTTGCTGCCGTCGGCTGGAGAGGAGCCACGCGCACCAGTGGCACCTGATTCCCCTAGCACTGCAACGGGCTGCCTCCCAGCCCCTTCCATTGACTGAACGACTGCATTGAGGACCCCACCATGGCGAATAACTTCATCAAACCTGGAAAACACCTGACCTACACCCCACCCACGGCCATTAAATCTGGCAGCGTCGTGCTGTTCGGCGAAGAACTGTGTGTGGCGCTGAACACCATCAATGCCGGTGACAGCGGTGAACTTGCTCATGAAGGCATTTTTGAATTACCCAAAGCTAAGGGCACGGGGATCCGCGAGGGGACCCGACCGGCGTGGAGCGTCAGCACCCATGAAGCATTGACCGGCGGCTCCCCTGAAAAAGGCGACCTCATCAACAGCTGCCTTGCGGTTGAAACCGCCCTGGCGGCGGCGGTGAAAGTCAAAGTCAAATTACTCCCAGGCTGTGGCCGCTGGCAGACCTGATGTGTTTGGAATCCCACACTGCAGTCAAGGCAGTGTGGGGATGTTGAGTCAGTGACGGAAAAACCGCAGCCATGTTTAGGAATCAGCCCATTAATCACAAAATCGCTAGCGCCCTTGGTCTGGCCACCGTGAACTCGACGGTGTCGGCGAGTATGGCCGTGCTCACCGAATCGACCCTCATTGAGTGGATCTCCGGCGTCTACATCGTCTTGCAAGTGGCTTACCTGCTGTGGAAATGGCGGGTGGACTGGAAGCATCAAAAGATGAAACGGCAACGGAGCACTGACCATGCCTAGAACGCGTCCATCACTGCGCCACATTGCTCCCTTGGTTGAAAAGGGTCTCAAAGGCGCAACGCTCGTCTTAGCGATTGCCACGCCCTTCGTCGCGTACTGGGAGGGCTTAAAACATCGTCCCTACAAAGACATCGTCGGCGTGTGGACCGTCTGCTACGGCCATACGGGCGCTAATGTCGTCATCGGCAAAACCTACACCGAGGCCGAGTGCGATGCCCTGCTCCAAGCCGACCTGCGTGAAGCCAATGGCTATGTGCGGCGCTGCATCAGCGTCCCCATGCTGCCCCACATCGAAGCCTCCCTCGTCTCCGCCACCTTCAACCTCGGCCCCAAAGTTGTCTGTGGCAGCACCCTACAACGCAAAGCCTTAGCCAATGACTGGCCCGGGGCCTGCGCCGAACTGGACCGCTGGAAACATGCCGGAGGCCGCGAAGTGCGTGGCCTGGTATTGCGCCGTGCCGATGAACGCGCCTTGTGCGAAGGCAGGGCCTCGTGATGCCCATTCTCCCCTTCCTGCTCATCGTTGCATTACTGCTGTGGATCAGCACCGGCCTGGGCGCGTTCTTTTACGGGAAACGCCTAGGCATCCAAACCCAGATTGCACAACAAAACACCGCACTGCAACAGGCCATGCAACAACACGACGCCATCCACACCACCGTTGCCGCCGCCGGCACCCACGCCATCACCAGCGTTGCCACAGCAGTCACTCACAACAGGATTGCCACCGATGAAAGCGCCAGACATATCCGCATTATTCGCGTCCCTACTGATTGCAGCGTCATTGCCGATGACATCGTGCACGAGCTTAGGCTCGCCCGTGACACTGCCAATAGCGCCCTCAGAAGCGGCCTGCGACCAGCTCCCCCCGCTGCCAGTGCCGCCGATTCCAAATGAACAACCAGAGATCTTCGCCGTCTTTCGCAGAGTGATCGGCTTGTACATTGACGAAATCAACAAATACAACGCCCAGGCCATGTGCCGTGCCCAGGTGCGCGCGGCCCATCAGGGGGTGCGATGACTGACCTGCTGAAGATCACTGTGGATGCGGACGCCATGCTGGGCCGTCGCTTTACCGCGCTGGAGTCTCAGCACCTGCCGTTTGCCATCGTGCAAGCCTGCAACACCACCGCCTTCCAGATCCGTGACACCTGGAAACGCACCGCCTTGCGCATCTTTGATCGGCCCACCCCCTTAACCATCCATGCCGCCCTCTACAAAAAAGCGACCAAACAAACGCTGTGGGCCGAGATTTTCCTACGCGATGAAGCCTTCAAAGGGACACCCCCAGCCACCTACTTACTGCCCCAGGTCGAAGGGGGCACGCGTCGCCTGAAAGCGATGGAACGCTTATTGATGTCCATGCAGATCATGCCGCGCCACATGTTTGCCGTCCCTGGCGATGGCGCGCCCCGGGACCGCTACGGCAACGTCAACGTGGGCCAGGTGCGGCAGATCCTCTCCCAGCTGCGTGCTGGCCTAGAGACGGGATACATCTCCAACGAAACCCCCGAACGCAAAGCACGCCGTCTGAAACGCCAACGCCAGCGGGGCGGCGGCGGCAGCTACTTTGTCGTCAAAGAACAACGCGGGCGCCTGCGCCCCGGGATTTACGAACGTGTCACCTTCGGCAGCGGCAGCGCCGCACGCAGCATGTTTATTTTCACCACTTACGTGCACTACACCCCGCGCTACAACATCTTCGGCTTGGCCCAAAAAGAGTGGGACAGGTTGATGCCGTTTTACTTCAACCGCGAACTGCAAAAAGCCATCGACACTTCCATATACCGAGGGCAGGCATGAGCGAAGCGACCTTTAAACACGCGGTTGACGCCGCATTTTTCGAGGCCTGGGCCGATGTTGTGGGCGGCATTGATGCCACCTACACCTCCCCCCGCGGCGTCATCACCCCAGTGCAGGTGCTGGTGGATCAAGGCGTTCTCCAATTTGGTGATGACCTGATGCCGGTCTCTGCATACAGCACCTTCATTACCTTTCGCCGTGACCAGATCGAACCGGAACCCAACGCCACCCTCACCCTGGCCCAGACCACCTACACCCTGGCGCAGCGCGTGGACAGCAGCGACGCATCACTCAGCAAGTGGGCGGTGCGCCCATGAACAGCCCGCGCGCCACCTTACTCTCCAGCGTTGAGGCCGTGCTCACACAGATCACCACCGCCGCAGGCTACCTCACCGATGTCGGTCGCACCTTCACCCGGGAGCCAGCGCCGGTGCTGGGTGAAACAACAGACGCCTGCATCACCGTGATCTGGACTAGACAGGAACGCGCCACCATTGCGGCCCTGACCCACACCCACCGCCTGACCACCTTCCAAGTGATCGCCAAAGTGCCCGTCAGTTTCAGTGATGCACAAGCGCGGCTGGATGCCATCACGACCGACATCGAAACCGCCATGAACGCCAAGCAGGCCCAGTTTCCTGTCGGCTTTCATTGCCCTCAGTACCAGAGCGCAGAGCCACTCATCCCCCCGCAGCACACCGTTGGCTGGATCGGCGTCTGTTTCACCTATACCAGCCACATCCCTATCCATCACCCAGCGCCATCATCAACAGAGCACCAGCCATGACACACACCGACTACAGCTACGTAGGCAGCGGCCAAGTCCTCATCAAGGAACACGGCGCCGCCGCCCCTTTTCTGCCTATTGGCAACTGTTCCAAACTGGAATTCTCGCCGCAGGTCAATACCCTGCAGCTTCAGGATTTCACCAACCCAGGGGGCGGCATCCGCAACCGCATTGACCGCGTCAACGACGTACAGTTCACCCTGACCTTCCACGACTTCAGCGCCGAAAATTTCGCCCGCTTCCTGCGTGGTACCTCCACAGTGACGGATCTGGGCACCGTTGCCGCCGAACCCGTGGTGGGCTATGCCGGAGGCTGGACACCGCTGGCGAAAATCGCCGCGACCATCACCGCGGTCAAACCCTCTGGGGGCGGTACCCCCTACACCGCAGGAGAGGATTACCTCCTGGAACACGGCGGCCTCACCATCCCTTTAGAGAGCGCGATTCCCATCCCAGAGCCTGGGGCGCCGAACATCCAGGTGGATTACACCTTTGCCAGACACACCGTCACCGAAGCATTCGTGCATGCCGCCCAGCAATACACCCTGGTATTCACCGGCATGAACGAAGCACGCAGCGGCAAGCCGGTGCGTGTCATCGCCCACAAAATTAGCGGCGGCGTCCTGTCCACACTCGGGCTGCTGGGGGAGGACTACGGGGCCGGTGACGTTTCCGGCTCGCTCTTGGCCGATACCACCCAAGCCTCCGGCCTGTCGAAATTCTTTCAAGTGGTGGTGGTGGCATGATGACGCCCGACACACTGGACCTGCTGGACCCACCGACGCATCTGGTGCCGTTTCGTGGTGAGTCGCTGCCCATCCGGCCACTCACCATTGGTCAACTGCCACAGTTCGTCCGGCTCACCCGTCCGCTGCTTGATGCCTTGCTGGACGTCCCCCTGGACACCTTGCCACAGGCTGATGCCGCACTGCTTGATGCCTTGCTCACCCTCATTGCCGAGCATGGTGACGCCGTCATTGCCGCCGCGGCGTTGCTGACGGATAAGCCGATCGAATGGATCCAGGCAGGGGATCCGGCGGAGTTCATCACCCTGGTTCAAGCGATCTTTGCGGTGAACCGTGATTTTTTTACCCACCGGCTCACAGCCCAACGGGGCACGCCCGTCCCGTTGGCCAATGGGACTGGGCCGATACCGTCCAACACCTCATTGAGCACGGCCACTCAATGACCGAGATCAAAGGCTACACCCTGGCACAGCTACGGGCCTTCAGCCACGCCGCAGGGCGCGCCGCCGTACGTCGGCAGCGCGATGCCGCCATCACCCTACGTGCGGCGCAATACGCTCAGGGCGACTTTGAGCGCTACATCAACGCGATGGAGAAGGATCTCTAAATGGCCAGCAGTCGCGGCGCTAACTTACGGGTACGCATCTCAGCGGATTTGGCCGACATCAAACAGGGCCTGGGCCTGCTGCGCGGCGAACTCGCTAAAGTCAAAGAGGCCGCCTCTCGCGCGGCACCGCAGACCGCCAGCTGGACCAAGGGCATTGATTCGGTACGGCAGGCCCTGGGCAACCTTGCCGGTGCCTACATCGGCGTGCAGACCATCACCACAGCGATCCGCGGCGTGTTCACTGCCCTGGGTCAGATGGATCGCATGGACAAGTTTGTGCAAATGTCTGGCGTGAGCGCCGAGAACATCAGCAAACTGGCCTATGCGGCCAAATCAAGCTCCGTTGACGTGGAAACCCTTGCCAAGGGCATTGGCCGGCTCAATAAGGACATCATCAGCGGCGACAGCATCATCCACAAACTGGGCATCTCCCTGAAAGATGCCGCTGGCAACACCCGCGACGTCAGCCACGTGTTCGGCGATCTGGCCGATGTGTTTGCACAGCTTCCTGATGGCGCCGAAAAAGCCGCCTTGGCCGCCAAGCTATTCGGCAACCGCATGGGGCCAGGGCTGATCCCCGTCCTGAACCTGGGCAAGGAAGGTTTGAAGGAATTTGGCGACCAGGCTGAAGCCACCGGCAATGTCATGAGTACGCACGCCGCCCAGGCCGCCAGCCACTTCAGCGACCAACTGGGACTGCTCAAGTCCCAGGCGACCGGCATGTTCAACATCGCCGCCCAGCAGCTGCTTCCCGTGCTGACCACCATCGTTAAAACACTCAATGACTCCGGGGAAGCAGCCCACAGCGCCGCCACCGGGGGCAGGGCGCTGGCCGCGGCATTTAAGGTCGTCGTTGCCGCTGGCATCATCGTCAAAAATGTCATTGAAGGCATCGTCAACGTCCTGGCCTTCCTGGGGACCACCGCGTTCAACGTCGGCAAGTTCATCACCCAGTCCCTGGTGGGTTCCTTCCGTTTGCTGGGGGATGCGGTCAAAGGACTCGTATCGGGCCGCAACCCCCTGGATGTTTTCAATGAATATCTGAGCGGTGCCGCGCAGCGTGCCAGACAAAGTCAAGCCGACTTAGCTGACATGAAAAACGGGATTATTGGAGGCTTCGCTGCGGCAAAACAGGGCGTCTTTGAATCTGCGCGCGACATTCTCAATGGCGTGTCCGCACTTTTTAGCAGCATAGAAAGCGAGACCAAGGGCGTGGAGCAGTCAGCCAACCGTGCCGGTACCGCTACCCAAGGACTATTGGACAAGGTCAGACGCCTGCTTGCTGGAGAGGGTGGCAGCACCGCCCATAAAAACGATACCAGGGACCAGCTCGCCGCCATCGCTGCGGCAGCATCGCTGGTGCAAGATGAAGTCAAGCGTGCCATGACCGCGCTCGACCAGCAGTTTTCAGACATCAAAGACGCCGACAAGAGCGCCGCTGCGATCACTGCCTACTATGAAAAACGGATCACCTTGCAGCAACGGCTGATCGACCTGCAGATCCAGCAAGCCCGTGCCGAATTAGCCCTGGCCACAGAATCGGGTAAGCGCCTGCAGATTGAAGCAAAAATCGCCATCCTGGAACGTGACCGCGCCCAGGTCGCCATTGACATGGGCAGGCAGCGCTTCAAAGCGCAGGAAGCGCTGAATCAAAAGATCGCCGACAGCTTCGGTCACCGGCTTTCGGGCATCACCAGCCACCTGGCCGCCCATGAAAACTCCATCAGCGCCCAGGTTAATGCTGGCATGCTGGGCATGGCAGAAGGGGAGCGCCAGCTCAACACCCTGCGCACCCAGGCCCTTGAAACGCTGCGCGCCCTGCGCACGGACCAGCAGCGCTATCTGGACAGCATGAAGGCCGACGGCAAGGACGTCACTGATGCCGTGCAGGGCTTGGCACAGATTGACCAAGCCATCGCCGAAGTCACCGCCCGCCAACAGGTGTGGCGCAGCCACCTGGAAGACATCGGCAGCGGCGCCCTGGGCGGCTTCTTCAACGACCTGATTGAGGGTGCCAAATCCTTTAAAGACGCCTTTACCGACATGGTACGCAGCTTCCTGCAGGGCGTTGCACAGATGATGGCGCGGGAGCTGGCACTTAAGGCCATCAGCAATATCATGGCCTCCCTTGGTGGGGGTTCCCGTATCGGCGCATTGCTCGGTGCAAAGGTCGCTTTAGCCCACGGCGGCGGCACGGCGGGTGCGTTACGCCTGCACCGTAACACCATTAATCCACTGCTGTTTGGCACGGCGCCGCGCTACCACAGCGGCGGTGTGGCTGGCCTGCAGCATGACGAGATCCCCGCCATCTTGAAGCGCGGTGAGATCGTGCGTACCAAACAGCAGGAGGCGGCCCTGCAAACACGCCTCAACGCAGGGCAGAGCGCTCCTGGCCCCATCCATAACATTATTGTCTTCGGTGAGGACGAACTGGCGAATGCCATGGCCGGGGCGGCGGGTGAAAAAGTGATCGTCTCCCACGTGCGGCGCAACAGGGGGGCTATTCATGGCTGATCCTGTCGCCTGGACCTTCGCCCCTGGGGGGGGATACACCGAAACATTCGACTGGCTCACCGACGTGCTCCAGGCACCGACCGGCGGCACGCAGCACCGTCGTCTGCGACAGTCACCGCGGGCCACACTGCGCTTCTCGGCACTGGAATCAGGGGCCTCCCGCCGCTGGATGGACGTGCTATTGCGTGCCCATAGCGCCGCGCGGTGGTGGGTGCCGATTGCGATCGATGCACGCGCCTTGGCCGTGACGGCGGTGGCGGGCGCGACAATGTTGGTTGTCGCGGTGCAGGGCGCTCGCTTCACCGTGGGCGGTCATGTGCTGATCGTCGGCCCCGATCCGCGCCACTATGAGGTGCATCGCATCACGGCCCTGGGGGAGGAGACGCTCACCCTGGCAACGGGGCTATCCTTCTCCTGGGGCGTGGGCACCACGTTGTATCCCGTGCGGCTGGGCCGGTTATCCGAGCCTCCCCAGGTGGGCCGCTTTACCGCCGATGATTCGGCCCTGGTGTCCTTACAGTTCCGCCTGGAAGACCCCTTAGACAGTAGTGCAGCGATCCCCGGCACCACCTACCGTGGCTACCCCGTGTTCGATACCTTGCCCCCTGTCTGGACGTCTGATCCGGTGTGGGTGCCACAGCGGCACATCCACGTGCAGGACGACACCATCTCCACCCCTTGGATGACGGACACCGCAGGCGTGGCGCTGGGCACCACCACCATGCAATACGCACCGGATGAGACTGCCGCCATCCTCACGTTCCGCAGCATCCTGTTTGCCCTGGCCGGACGCTGGGCGCCGCTGTGGGTGCCTAGCTGGATCCATGACCTCTCATTGGCCGCCGATGTGCGTGCCGGACAACGCACGATCGATATCGTCGGCCCGCTGCTGTCCACCCCCAGTGGCGCACTCCAGGCCAACCGTCGCGACATCCGTATCGCGCTGTACAACGGTGCGGTGTGGTATCGCCGGATCACTGCCGTCACATCACGTGGGAGCCGAATAGAGCGCCTGACCCTGGACAGCCGGCTGCCCGCCGCATTCACCCTCACCCAAGTGAAGATGATCAGCTTTATCACCTTCAGCGTGCAGGACGCAGACACTGCGGTATTGCGCTATTTCGGTCCGCAGGTGGCGCAGTGCCAGATCGTGTGGAGGGAGCTGCATCATGAGCTTTAGTGCTGTTGAGTTGGGTCGCTTCACCGGACGTCCAGTGCGCCTGTTCGTCTTCACCCGCCAGCACCTGACTTGGCGCTTTGCCAACAGCGACCGCGACATCGTCAGCGGCGGTTTCACCTACCTGGCCGCACGCATAGACCGTAGCGACATCCAACACACCACCGAGCGCGAGAAAGATCAGATCACCATCACCTTCCCGTATCTGCTGAACCCTGCTGCCGATCCGCTTCCAGTGACCCAGGCATTAGGGAATCAATGGCGTCCGTATCATCCGGTGGATGTCATCCGTGTCGTCTGCATGGTGATGCATGTTGGCGATACGGATCCGCCGCAGGTGGAGTGGGTGGGTCGGGTGATTCAGCCCAGGTTGAGCGATACTGAAATGGAACTCACCTGCGCACCCCACAGCAGCATTGCGTTGGCACGTAATCAGGGCGCAAAGTTTCAGACCAGCTGCTGGAAGACCGTCTATTCCACCGGATTGCGTGGCTGCAACCTCAGCCCTGGTGCGCATCGCGTCACGGGTCGTGTTGCCAGACTCGAACAACTCCCCACCGATCCGCCGCAGGGCGCACACGTTTTGGTCCCTGACATGGCTGCTCACCTGGCGTCGCTGACCGGTCAAGTCGCGACGTGGACGTATGAGGCGCAGGTACCGCACTCTGGAACCGTCGCCTCTGTGATTAAATTCCATGTCCGGTTCACCGGGGTGACCGACATCGCCATAGGGACCGTCCTGCACTGGACCGCCGCCGATGGCGTTGCACACCACGGCACTGTGACGGCACTCTTTGGCACCGTAGCGGTGCTCAACACGACCGAAGGGATCACCGCTGGCAGCGTGTGCCACTGGAGCGTGGCCCAAGCGCGGCAGGGCACGGCCACCATCCTGCAGGCCTATCACGCCTATGAGTGGGTGTCACAGGCCGCCGGTGGTTCCTCCTCCGGCTTCCGTTGGGACGACGCCAGCGGCCTGCACGATGCACACAGTGGAACCGCCTGGTCGGTCACCTACACCACACGTTCAGCGGTGGTACTCAGTGATGTCACCGGCTTGGAGGAGGGCAGCAGCATCACCGTGGTGCTCTCCGGCAGTGGAGTGAGCGGCACACTCTCTGCCGTTGCTGGCTTGCAACTCACTGCGGCACCATTTGCCAGCGCGGCGTATTCCCTGGAAGGCGGCACCCTGACCTATACGGACGCCAACGGTCTGCTGATCCGCCGCAGCATCGCCTCACACACCCTGGGCAGCACCACGCTGACCCTGAGTGCTGGCGGCCCCAACCCGACCGTGAATGATGCCGTCACGGTGCTCCCAACGTGCCCGCGCACCTGGGACGCCTGTGCAGCGCGGGGCAACACCATTCACTTCGGCGGGGCGGTCTATCGTCCGCTCCACACGCCCGACGGGGTATCCATGTCATGGGGCTGATCGCACGCCTGCGCCGCTGGTATCACCTCTGGAGATGGCGCCTGCGCTACTGGTGGTACGACACGCCATCGGGCGTCTGCGCCCAGCACTGGGCGCTGGGCCTGGGCGTGCTGGTGCTGATCGTGCAGCTGGTGCGCGTGTGCGTGGCCGCGGCGCTACCTGCACCGCACGGCGCGCCCGCACAGGCCGTCTATTGGTGGGTGTGGCAACTGGCGATTGCGGTTGTGGCGGCCTACGTGTCGGCGGCGTTGCGCCCGAAACCGGAGCCGGTCAAACCACAGCAGGCGCAGGTGCCCACCGTTCAAGACGGCCAAGCGGTGAAACATCATTTTGGCACCGTCTGGATCGGGGATGAATTCATTCTGGCCTGGAAGATGCAGGGGACGATTCCCATCAAAACAAAGGGTGGGAAGAAATGACCGGACTCACCGTGACCACCAAGCATCTGTTCACCATCCCTCATTTCAGCCGCCGTGCTGGTTTTTGCCGCGGTGGGGCGCGCCAGTTCTTCATGGATCACGGCTTGGATTGGAGTGACTTTGTACGCAACGGCATCGCTGCCGAGGCGTTGTCTGCAACCAACGATGCGCTGGCGAACGCACTGGTGGCGTGGGCGCGGCAGTGCGAGCAGGAGCGCGATGATGGGCGGTAAATCGAAAAAGGCCACCGTCGGCTACTGGTATTTGCCGATGTTCCATCACGGGCTTGGTGTTGGCCCGTTGGATGCGTTCCTGGAATTTCGTGGTGGGGAGCGTGCGGCCTGGTCGGGGGAACTCACGGAGACCGGCACGATTCACGTGGATGCGCCCCACCTGTTTGGTGGCGAGAAAGATCAAGGTGGGATTGTGGGTGATATGGACGTGCTGTTCGGCAACGCCGACCAGATGCCTCACGGTTATCTGCTTGCCACGCTCGGCCCCCAGGTGCCCGCGTGGCGGGGGATTGCCACTGTGGTATGGAAGGGCGGCAAGTACGGGGCAATGAATCCGTATCCGCAGCCGGCCAGCTACAAGATCCGCAGAATCCTCAAGGGCTGGGATCATGACGCCTGCTGGGTTCCAGAAAAAGCCGCGATCGGGATGCGGACGGCCCCCTGTGTCGCGGTGTATTTCGCTATCGACTTGTCCGGCTCCATGGACGATGTCGGCAGCAATGGCCGGTCGCGTCTGGAGAACATGAAAACCGTGCTCAACGCGGTGCTTGATCAGCTGGGGCAATCCATCGCCACCGGCGCCGCGGTGGACATCATGTTGGTCGGGTTCAGCAGCATCTCGGAGCAACCGCAGAGATGCCTGCGGCGCCAATGCACTCAGCGGGACATTGCTGACCTGAAATCATGGGTGAGCGCACGCCAGGTGCTTTATGGCACCCACTTTCCCGCCGGTACGATGGACATGCCCAGCTTTTACGCCGCGGCGCCACCCGATGCGGTCCGCGTGGCATTTTTTGTGACCGATGGCGTGCCGGATCCGCCTTCAGCCACCAACGCCCAGGCCGCGCGTGCTGATGTGGATCAGGTGGCACACCTGCGGTGCTACGGCATCACTATCGATCTGGCCAACACCACGTATACCGACATGGTCCACAACGTCCCTGGGACGAGGTCGGCAGTGGTGATGGGCGGCGATACGGCCATCATGACAGGCCTCATCCGCGCGGCGATCTTCACGGGCGTGTTGGCGATGAATGTCGCGCACGTTCTCTACTATGCCAACACTAACGCTGAGATGGGCCGCGAGCCGTTGGATGGGATCGACGCTGCCAGCTTCCGCGCAGCGGCTGACTGGTACCACAGTGAGGGGTTTGGGATCTGTACCTCCTTTGATCCAGCGGCTGAATCAGCCGATGCCTTTAGTAACCGCATTCAACGGCTCGGCGGGTGTAGCGTCTCGCGCGATCGCACGGACGGCACACTGCACCTGGACATTGCTAACGGCCTCTATACGCTGGAGGCGCTGCCGATCCTCACCGACGATGACATCCTGGAATGGAGGGAACATCCCTCGGTGTTTGACAATGCGGTCAATAGCGTGTCGGTCACGTATTTTGACCCCGAGCAGAAAACCGACATCACCACACCGCCGGTGCAGGATCTGGCGTTGGTACAGACCTATGGTGTCATTCACCAGACGATTGACTTTCCGGAAATTCCAACCGCATCACTGGCGCTGCGCATCGCCGCCCGGGAATTGCGTGCCAGCACCACCCCACTGCGGACCTTCGCGCTGAAAACCACACGTGCCGCCTATGCGCTGCGGCTGAATCAGTACGTGCGTTTGCAGTGTCCCAAACGTGGGATTGCTGACATGGTGTGCATTGTCGGCAGCACCCAAAGCGGCTCGCTGAAAAGCGGTGCCATCACGCTGTTATTGACGCAGGATATTTACCGCTTGCCGGTGTCTTCCAGCGTGGAGATGGCGGCCAGTCGTGGGGCCGTGCCCGCGCAACCGCCGCTGCCGATCACCTCACAGCACGTCTTTGAAGCGCCCTACATTGAGTTGGTGCGTTCGCTGCCCAGTCGCGATCTGAGCGCCCTGTCGCCGGACGCCAGTTATCTACTGGCCGTCGCACAAGATCCGGCCACTAGCCGCAATTACACGCTGCACGTTGACCCTGGCACCGGTGAGTATCAGGTGGCGGGTGATGGCCAGTGGTGCCCCTGCGCACGGATCGTTGCCGGTGATGTCACGCGCACTGCGACCGAATTTACTCTCACCGATCCGTATCGACTCGACCAGGTCGCCATTGGCAGCGCGGCACTGTGGGGGAGCGAAATCGTGCGCGTGGATCGCATCACCCCTGTCGGTCGCGAGCTGCATATCACCCTGGGGCGCGGCTGTGGTGACACGGTTGCTGCAATCCATGCAGCCGGTGAGCGTATCTGGTTCTACGAAGACAGCACCGCGACCGATCTGACCGAGTATGTCAACGGCGAGACGGTCAACGTGGCATTACTGACCAATACCGGCAGTGCGCAGCTGTCGCCAGCCGCTGCCACCGCACTCCCCCTGACATTCGTAGGACGCGCCGCGCGGCCTTATCCCCCTGGGAAGGTGACCATTGCCGCCGCGCAGTGGCCTGAGGCGGTGTCTGGGGAGTTCGTGGTGACGTGGGCGCACCGGGCGCGCCTCACCCAAGCCGACCAATTGGTTGACGACCGCATGGGCAGTGTCACCTTACCCCGCAACCAACGCTACGGGCTGCGCTTCACAGACAGCAGCGGGGCGCTGCTGGTCGAGAACACCAGGATGGGCGCCGACAGCGCCACCGTCTCACTCAACACCACCGGCCAGGTGACGCTGGAGTTATGGAGCATCGACAACGGCGGCACGAGCCTGCACACGCATCGCCATGCCTTTGCGTACACGCCGCCGGATCCACCGCCGCAGGACAGTACGATCACCGCTGCCGAGGCCATGCCGGTGTTTGACGGCGTCATTGTGGATGGAGGCAACCTGGATGGCTGACACGCTGCAGTATCGCTTTGTGGTGCGTCGTGGAAGGGCCGCGACATGGAGGCTGCGTAATGAGCGGCTGCTCGGCGGCGAATTCGGTTTAGAAACCGACACGGGACAATTGAAGATCGGTGATGGCCTCACCGCCTGGAACGATCTGCCTTACATGAAGGCGGGCACGCCGCTGGGGACGGCCAATGCCGGTCGCGGCGTCACGATTGATGTGAGCAACCCAGACGTGCCGGTGCTGAGTGTCTCGGTGTACGAGGGCGGGGCCGGGATCGATATCACGAACGGGGTGATTACCAATACACGCGCTGGCATTGTGCTCGCCGGTGTGGTGGCTGATTACGCGCGCCTGCCTCATTCGCTCACCGCGGGCGCGGCTTATTTGGTCAGCGAGGACGGGCTGATTTACGTGTACGACGGCAGCGCCTGGCCCGCTGAGGGGGACGGGATCGACCTCCGTAGCGGCGGGGGTGGCAACGATGACTACTTTTTTGGAGGGGGACTCTAACGCATGGCTAAATCCAGTAAACAATCCTTCGTGCAAAGCGTCGGTAACTTTGCAGCGCAGATCAGCAACGCTACCGGCGCAGGAGGCAAGGTCACGCTGTTTACCGTCGGCAGTGAACGCGGCGATGACGAAGAATTACGCGCCTTGCAAATCAGTAACACCGACGCTGCCGCTATCGTGGTGAATTTCTATGTGCAGATCGCCGGTACCCACGTAGACGTTCTGGTGGGCAGCGTCAGTGCCGCCGCGGGCACCACGACCGATTGCCGTAACACGGTGGCGTTAGCCGGATTATTCCAGCATGACGTCAACGGCAACCGCGTGCATTACATGCAAAAGATGCATACCTGGAAGGTGGCGGCAGTGACTGCACCGGCAGTGGGGAGCACGTTGGATATCTTCGGCGTGACGGGGAAGTTCTGATGATCCGGCCCTGTGTGTCCCTTCGAGCATTGACAGCACCTCACCTCACTGAGGCGGTGCCTGGGGGGTGTTGCGGTGTTGGGTGATTTCAATACACGCGTGCGACGGGTGAAGCGGATCCCTGCGGTGCTCACGCAGTGGGCGGGCTTCGTCCCTGGGGTAGGGACACGCACGACACAAACCGTGCCACCCATCCTTGCCGATGGTGATGTGGTGCTGGCCTTTGTGATGCATCGCGCTGCGCTGACGGTCATTCCGTCCGGCTTTACGCTGGTGGCTGTGGCGTCTGGCCCAACAAGCTACGCGGGGCAGTACTACGATCACTGCTTATCGATCTACCAACAGCGCGCCTTTAAAAGTGATGCCGGTCGCGTCGATACCTGGGGTCAGCGCGACAACGCCCGCCTCATCGTTGGCTATCACAGTTATACAGGGTCACCCCCATTACGGATCACCGGCGCGCTGCCATCGTGGACGCATGAGGGGGGTCTCCAAGTGCAGGTGCCGTCTCTTGGTGCGCTGGTCGCGCTGAGTGATGTGGTGCTTGCCGCGGCCACGCTGAACATGACTATCTCGTCAACTGTGACTGCCCAGGTGTCGGCTGGTTGGGAGATTCAATCGCTGGCCACCACGGACAATCTGCGCTTGCTCGTTGCCGCCGCCGTCCCCGTCAGTCCAGACACGGCACCGCCCGTGCTGGATCTGTGGCCGGGTCAGGGAATGTCTGGAAATTTCAACGCCAGCATTGCGTTGGGGGTGGCGTCACGGTGATCACGCTCTTAACCCACATCAGTAATGCACAGCGGTTTGGCAATGTTGTCGGCTTGGCGCTATTGGCACCGTGTGTTGCGCGTGCCATCGGCATCACCAGCGCGGTGCTGTTGCACGCCAGCAGGCACCAAGAACCGCGTGTCATCGCACGTGTTCCCAGTCACGGCCCTGCGTCTCTCACGGGTGGGGCGACTCTCACAGGAGGCATCACATGCCTAACCCAATTATCCCGTGGCCTGGCGGGAAACGGCGGTTGCTTAAGCATCTTTATCCGCACTTCCCACAGCATGAGTGCTATGTGGAAGCCTTCGCGGGTGGGGCTGCCGTGCTGTTATTGAGGCCGAATCCTGCTCCGGTCGAAGTGCTTAATGACATCAACGGAGATGTGGTCAATCTGTACCGTTGTGTCCGTCATCATCTCGACGAATTTGTGCGGCAATTCCGCTGGGCGTTGAATTCACGCGCCGAGTGGTTGCGTGAGCAGCGCGTGCGGGCAGAGACCCTGACGGACATCCAGCGGGCCGCTCGGTTTTACTACCTACAAAAACTAGCGTTTGGTGGGAAGGTTGTTAACCAGCACTTCGGCTTTGTCACCTGTGGTGCTTCCCGTCTGAACCTGCTGCGCATTGAAGAAGAACTCAGTGCCGTGCATGTGCGCCTGGCAGACGTCATCATTGAAAATGGGCCGTGGCGCGTGGTTGTTGATCGGTACGATCGGGAGCACACACTGCATTACCTGGACCCTCCGTATTGGCAGCAGGAAGGCTACGGGGTCGATTTTCCGTGGTCAGAATACGAGGCAATCGCAGACTTTATGCGTGTGGCCAAGGGCAAAGTGGTCCTATCAATCAACGATCACCCCGAGATCCGCGAGCTGTTCGAAGGGATGAACATCATCCCGCTGCAACTGCGATACTCAATTTCGCGCAGCAAGGAGAACAACACACCCTCCGGCGAGCTGATCATCAAGAGTTGGGCCGATACACAGGCGCAGCTTCTGTAAGGCTAAGGCTACGGGCATCTGCAGATCAGATGTCAAATGTCTTACACGCTGTTGCGGCTATCTCTGATAGCCTCATCCCTGCTCCATACGGCATCTTAATCCTGCCGGACGCGGGGCCATTATGGCCGCTCCACCCGCGAGGCGCTGGAGCAGCGCCTTTTCCGGCAGCTTAGTGGCTTTAATTAACGGAATATTTTTGTACAGTAATCCCGTTAGGCAAAACTCTCTCAATGTGCCGCATTGTTCTCGCTGCGATTCATCCCTCACACAGCCAAATCTAGCGGCAAGTCTGAAATATCTTTCAGGCGCTTGCCATCAACCATCACGGCCAGCATGTCGGTCGCATCGTCCATGCCTAGGGCTTTCACCGTGGCTTGCAGCTCGTACAGGGCGAAGTGATACACGCAATCAATGTCTCCTGTTCCCAGAGCGATAGAGGCAAGGCGGCTTGGCGTCGGTTCGGCTGTGACGACCACGACATGAGGCAGACGGCCCTTGCGGTTGCGCACCAGGTTCAACGCTTCGGAGCGAGCATTTTGCGCACGGTCGCTGCGGATCGTCCATTTACACGAAATACTGGCGTGCAGCAGCGGCAGGCCGCCGTTCTTCTTCCGCAGGCTGGCAAGCGTGGTTACGCTGTCATCAACCAGACAGGCTGGAGCGTTAATGGCGCTGTCGTTTTCGGTGTCGCGTACCACGACGACATCTGGCGTGATGGTGTAATCGCTGCCCAGGGCGGCTGCCAGTTCGGCATCAGCCTTGGCGGCGCGGTCGAGTGCGATCAGGTGTGTGTATTGCTCGTAACGGGCGATTTCCAGGCGGTTGCGTCCGGAGACTTGATGCACGTCCCAGTTGCCTGGGCGCAAGTGGCCGAGTTTGAGGAAGGTTTTACGGACGAATGTCGCGCAGATGCCTTCAAACTGGTTACCTGAAGTCTGGCCCGCGATACGTTCCCCGATGGTTTCAGCTTTGAGCAGATTGGCAATACCCTTTGCAATCGCTTTGCTTGTGGTGTTGCTGCTGTCAGCGTTGCTCACTACGCCCGCCTCGTTGATGGTCAGCGTTGTTTGCAGCAGCGAAGCATGAAACGCTTTGCGAGCTTCGAGGAAATCGGCCTCTGTACTCATCACGCTACCTTGTAGGTACACTGGACGGACAGCGCCGCGGAGATTTGCCGGGCCACGGCAGCAGCCACTGGCGGCGGGAAGGCGTTGCCAATCTGGCGATAGGTGGCCGTCTTGCGACCAGAGAATTTCCAGTCATCGGGGAAGCCTTGAATGCGGGCCGCCATGCGCGGCGTTATGCGCGGCATACCCACGAAGTCGCGGAGAGGGGCATCGTCCCACAGGCCCATGCCATCGACGCCCAGGGCGGCCCATGCTTGTTTTGCGCGGGTCGGGCCAAGGTCAGGCCCACCGTGTTTCTTGGAACCGCCTACCAGCGTAGGTGCGATGGCATTTGCCTGTTCGCGCCAGCGGTCAGCGCCCCGCCAGCCGTTTGCGGCCATGAGATCGTGCAGCAGCTCGCCAACGGTCGGTGGTGCGTTTTGCAGCGGTTCCGGCCAGGCAAAGCCGCTGGCCATGTCTTTGCGGATGCCGACGAACACCACACGCGGACGCAGTTGCGACACACCGTAATCAGAGGCGTTGAAGAGCCGCCAGCCGGGGACATAGCCCAATTTTTTGAGCTGCTTTTCAACCTTGTTCCGGTAGTCGTCAAAGACAGCATCAAGTAGGCCGCGCACGTTTTCCAGCATCACGGCTTTCGGGCGACACTCATCGACTAGGCGGATGGCTTCGGGGAACAAGTCGCGCTCATCCTTAGCACCGAGTTGCTTACCAGCCTTGGAGAACGGCGGGCACGGTACGCCGCCAGCTACCAGGTCAATGCCCTGATAGGGGCGGCTGTCGAAGCGGCGTAAGTCGTCCTCAATGACGTTCCAGACGGGGCGGTTCAGGCGCAGCGTGGCGCACGCGGTTGGTTCCAGTTCGACCAGGGCAGCATGATTGAAGCCAACCATTTCTAGGCCGAGCGCCTGACCTCCTGCCCCTGCGCACATTTCCAAAGAATTGAATTGGCTCATATCAATTTTCTCTTGTGGGTGTGTAAAGTACATCATTTTTATAAATATGCAGGGACAGGTGTTTCACGCAGTGGCACAGGGAAAACAATTCTCCAGAATTCCTTCTGCATCAAGGTAACTGTAAGAAACTGTTAATTAACGCCGCTGACTTTGGAGAGCTGGTACTGGCTTTCAAGATTCATCCAGACTTCTGGACCTGTCCCCAGCGATTTGCCCAACTGGATGGCTGTCTCCGGAGTAATAGCCTTCTTGCCTGCAATGATCTCGTTAATCGTGTGTACCGGACGACCGATGATTTCGGCCAGTTCAGTTTGCGTCCAATGACGCGCCTCGAGTTCATCGCGGAGGAACTCGCCTGGTGGGAAAACTTCGGCGAACGTGTTCATAGTGTGCCCTTTTACACTTAGGGTAATAGTGGGAATATTTAATTACAGATAACACCTCTTCATCTTCATGATGGAGAGATTGATGAGCAAAATAGGAAGTGGTGCGGGTATCAGTGCCTACCAAAACCATTACATCGCGTTGCGGCATTTTCTGATACCACCGTCCCGCTTCATGCGGCATATTAATCCTTGCCGGACGCGGGGCCATTGAGGCCGCTCCACCCGCGGGGCGCTGGAGCAGCGCCGTTACCGGCACCTTGATTTAACTTCTAAACATGTACTTTAAAAATATCAATAAAATATTTAATTTATATTCAATAATTATTATTGCGGGAACTTTTTCGACATAATTATTAACTTTATTATTTTTATACAGTGCTTGCAATATAACCTTTAATTACCATCTATTTTTCAGGTACATCTTCTGGCTTTAAATGAGTGTAGCGCTTAAGTGTGGTCCAAGATTCGTGAAGTGTGAACTGGGCGACCTCCTGAATGCTATAGCCCTTCTCGAATAGGCGAGATGTGGCCTCGTGCCGTAGGTCGTGGAAATGTAGATCTTTAATACCAAGGAAACGCACTGCGCGAGTAAATGCTGCACTAATAGATTTAGAGTCGAAGGGGAATACACGTGGGTCTTGTGTCTCCTTGCCGATCTCGTGGCGCATTGTCATTTTCTGCTGCATGTCGATTAGTGCCCACGCTGGTGACAGCATGCGGAATGTCTTGTTGTTGCCGATACGGCGCGTTGGGTGCTTTACGTCACGCAGTAGGGCAATGCCCTTGTCGCGGTCCAGATCAGTCCAAAGTAGACGAGTAATCTCATCTTGGCGGCGCGCAGTGAGCAGTGCGAATCTGACGATCATGCCCATAGGAATGGGGCCTCGGCGTTCGTCCATGTGGGTTAACAGCTTCATTTCTTCCTCCACTGTCAGCCGACGGTCGCGGCGTTTTGGTTTGGCAATGATTCGGTGCTGTCGTAGGAATTCACTGGCTTCATCAAGTGCCATTAGTGGCACAGGTACACCGAACACGGCTAACGCGGTCTTGAATACCTGACGTAGCCATATCAGGTCATTGCTTGCTGTGGATGGGCCTGCACCGACCTTGCGGCGGTGCTCGATCTGCTCAATGAAATCCTGCCGGGTTAACTGATCAACGCGCTTGCATCCCATGCGTCCAGTTCGCAATGCTGCCAGCTCGGCCTTTTTCGTGCGCCCCCACGGTTCCTCTGGGCGTTCTCTATTCTCATACCATTCTACCATCTCTGCAACCGTCATCCGGTGACCGACTGGTTCGCCGCGTGTGCGCTGTCCCTGTAGTGTTGCTTCGCGTCTAGTGATCCACTCTTTGGCTAAAGTTCGCGTGTTGAAGGTTTCAGCTTCTGAATGGATGATTTTACCTTCATGCTTGAGTCGAATCCTGGCGGTGTACCCTCTGGTGCCGTCTTTACGGCGGCGAGCGACGATTGTTCCCATGTCATTGGGTGTCACATGTGGTTTTATGTGACACCCAATGTACCACTGTGACATCAGAAATACAGAAAAACCCCCAAAAAACCGTAGGGATATAAGAGGCTAAAAACGCTGTGATTCCAGTGATTAATCAAGAAAAACAAGGTATATCAGGCGATTTTAGGTTATCTGTCGCCCCGATGATGAATTGGACTGACCGCTATTGTCGCGTCTTCCATCGAGTGTTGGCGCCGTCGGCTCGTTTGTATACAGAGATGGTGCATGCCAAAGCAGTGATTTATGGTGATCGCGAGCGGCTATTGGGTTTTGCGTCGGTTGAGCAGCCGGTTGCGTTGCAATTGGGGGGGAGTGAGCCAGCATTGCTGGCAAAAGCAGCGCGCATTGCCGTAGATTGGGGGTACAGCGAGATCAATCTCAACTGTGGTTGTCCTTCTGATCGCGTTCAGGCTGGGTCCTTTGGTGCCCGTCTGATGCGTGAGCCTGCGTTAGTAGCCGATTGTGTGGCAGCGATGGCAGCCGTAGTTTCAGTTCCAGTAACAGTGAAATGTCGACTGGGGGTGAATGAAGATGATGATTACGGACGTTTTGCTAAGTTCGTTGACTGGGTGAGCAGGGCGTCGAGTAGCAGGATGATTGTGGTACATGCACGTAATGCTTGGTTACAGGGACTTTCGCCTAAGGAAAACCGTGAAATACCACCGTTACGTTACGATTGGGTTTACCGTTTGAAGCGTGAGCGTCCTGAATTGGCAGTGGTACTGAATGGCGGTATCACTTCGGTTGAGGCTGGATTGGATCATCTGCTTATGGTCGATGGTGTGATGCTTGGTCGAGCCGCTTATCAAGATCCTTATATTCTGCACCAATTTGATTGTGCTTTATCTAATGCGCCGTTGCTACCGCGCGCGTTGCTGCTGCGTGCGTTGCGACCCTATGTCGAGGTATGGTTGGAGCAAGGGTTGACGCTCAGGCACATTGTTCGCCATCTGTTTGGCCTATTTCATGGCCAGCCTGGCGGTCGTGTATTCCGCCAAGTTCTTACCCAAGGTGGGCAACGATCGGATGCCGACTGGTCATTGGTGGAACAGGCACTATCAATAATTGAGGATCAAGAAACATATGCTGCGGTAGTTTGATTAGAGCTTCTCCTCCAATAATATATACAGTTTTTGGCGATATGAATTGTCTTTAGGTCCTAAAATTGTAATATTTCATAATTATGAACGTGCTTAGATCGATCTTGGAAAGTTCAGATATGATTCACTATTGAAAATAAATAATCTTCTTTAAGCTTTAGTGTATTTTTGTCTTTTTTCTGAATGATCCAGAAGCATTTGTTAGGATCCCAGTGCTATGAAGGTTTTTTTCCGCTATTGCTGCCTTGCCGTAGTCATTTTTATGGCTTGCTTGGTTGCATACCCGGTCTGGGCACAGGATCCGAGTAGTCATGCGGATGGCCATGGGCTGCTTCCCCGCAATGGTAGTAAAAACAACACTCTGTCAGATGCGATCCGACAGGTGCAGAGAACCACTGGTGGACAGATTCTTGGTGCAGAGCAGGTGCAGTTCGAGGGGCGTGATATTAAACGAATTAAATATATCGATAATACGGGTCGGGTAGGTGTATGTTACACGGGTGAGTCTTTACCAGCGTGCGAGTTCCCGCGCTCTTCACGCATGGACGTTGAGGTAAACGGATTACCGCCACGTGCCGATAACCTTTAG